TGGGTGATTGGATTTCGGAGCGTTCTGGCGAGGACACTCTACGTGTACTCGACTCTGTCCAGGAGCTGCTCTCAGGTAAAGGTGGTTCTCTTACGAGAGCCGTCTCTCTTGTGTATCAGCGATCGAAGTTGGAACTTGTTAATTACAAGTTCGAGTATTCGGAGGCAGATAATGCCGAAGACGCTTTTTATGCCCGCTGTATCCACGCCCTGTTTGCAAAACAGGAGTGGATGTCATTGGGCATAGACACACAAGCGGTTGCTGAGAAAAAGTTCTGGGATGCGGAGGCTCATTGTTCGAAGGTCAACGATTCCCTCCGGCTCGATTCGCTTAACTGCGACGTTTTTAGGGTGGTTGTTTCCGCCCGGCGTAAAATTCGTGCCGTTCTCGGGAAAGTCCCGCGACTTTCTGAGCTTGAGTTTTCATTTGGCCCCGGGGCCACTACTAGCGTAAAATCACGCGAAGCGAATGCGATTGCAAAGCTTAGCGCAAATCTGGCGTGTAGTGAAGAACTCTTGCCGCGTGTGGGTGCCTTTTTAGCAGAGGTCCCCTTATGGGTCTGGTCCCAATCGGGTCTTGGTGATAAACTCACGATGTCTGATGACACCGAAGAGCTCATCATGTACCCAGAGATTGAGATCCACCACGGTAAGTTAACCTTCGTGCCGAAAGACGCACGCAGCAAACGGCCGATAGTGGTCGAGCCTGTCCTTAATGGATTTTTCCAGAAAGGGGTTGGGCTCTACCTAAAACGTCGTTTGCTTTCCGTTGCTGGCATTAACCTCCTCGATCAGTCGATTAACCAAAACCTGGCTCGCATAGGTAGCGAAGATGGCAGTTATGCCACCATCGATTTATCTAGCGCGTCAGACACGGTGTCGCTCGGGGTCGTACGCCTCCTCCTTCCGGAGGAGTGGTTTGATTTTCTTCTCGGTCTTACGACCGGGAAGCTTCAAATCGGTACGGATGTCCGCGAACTTCACAAGTTTAGCAGCATGGGAAACGGCTTCACCTTCGAACTGGAGAGTTTACTCTTCTGGTCGGTGGCGAAGGCCTGCTCCGAGTTGTTAGGCCTGGAGTCCGACGTCAGCGTGTACGGGGACGACATTATTGTCGGTTCACGTGCATACAACCTCGTCTACGAGAGCTTAACCGCATTGGGCTTCTTCGTTAATTCGGAGAAGTCTTTTGCGGCGGGCCCTTTTCGCGAGAGTTGTGGTGCTGACTGGTTTAAA